TGTCTTGGAAACGATTGGAAACGGTGGAAACGGTGCCGTAGCCCTGGGATGCTAGGTCTTTGACAGCTGCTTTGAAATCCCCGTTATGATGCAGGTAAGCATAAACGGCAACCGGGTTTAGCTGCTCTTCAGAAGGGAATTCTGTGGATGTGCTATGGCAAAAGAAGGTGTTCGTGTCCTTGAAGATGTATCCGCTATGGACTGCTTTTGTGTCTCCAGGCCTTAGCATTGACGTTTTTGTTGCATTGTCCCGAACAACAGTCCATCCGGCAGCTTCCAGCGTGTTACGGATATCGCCTCGGTCGTTAAAGTCCTCATAGGCACTAGTGGTCCCGTTGAATTGCCCTTTATTTATGTCAACTGATATTCTATTAGCTGGCATCTCATCGTACATCTTCGCAATGTCAAATAAAATCGCCCTTTCTTCTGCTGTGATTTCCGCTATGCTGTAAATATCGCCTTTGATAAAATGATACCCTGGGGAGGGATGTGCTAAAAAATAACCTCCCTCCCCCCTGGTTTCTAGGAGTACTTTTCTCTTCTCCTTCGGGTTTCTTTTTCGCTCATCCTCAGTTGTGGATCTTGATGCTAATTTCTGATTACCCTCTATAACCTCGCATTTGTAAAGCAAATGATTACCCCCGCCTCTAGTGGACGCAATTACAAGCTTCTCAAATAGCGCCGGCGAATGGTTTTTAATATCATTGATATAATTTTCAAATAAATTGCCGCTTAGGTCGTATTTTACATCGATGTCCAGGCATTCCAGGTTACCGGATATTTTACCGCAGATCAGCGCTATTCCTGAGGTGTTTTCCTTTTCATATTGCGATAATAACTCAGCGCCCGGCAGATGATCACATAATTTTTTCCAGGCAGTTACCGGCATCTTTTCATCATCAACCGGCAAACAGCTATACCCTAAATCAACATAATGTTCTGCTACATTTTTTAAATCAACCTTAGTTTTCATCGTCCCCCTCTTTATCGGTCCCCCCAAAATTTAAAACACAAAAAAACGCTTCCTCCATCTTTAAAAGTGGCGGTCTGGCATTTTTCAAATGCACCTTTCCCATGTAGGCACAAAGCCACCATGAATCAATAAAATGTTTCATTTTTGATTAGTTTGTTGTTCCTGCTTCCGTAGGCAACCTCCGCGGGTGCTAATCGCAGATTATAGGTTTTATACTTCCGCTAAAATGTTACTTAAATTAAAGCAATTCTCTACAAAAAATCAACGTATCGCACTTATAATAGATACAGCATTCTTAAATAAAAGCATTTGCTACCATTTTGGAAAGCAAATAGATTGAAAAATAATGAAAGAAAAGAAAAAATGTTGTAAACTTTTGAAAGTTTATGAAGCCAAAAAAAATGATGAAAAAGATGAAATTATTTTTTGGGAAAGCATATAAATGGAAAACGCCCGGTTAGCAGCCGGGCGCTAATGTCTTTGGGCGACATCGCAACAAACTAAGACGGATTGTCTTATATATTATACCCAAATATAGCACCGTTAGTTTTCCTCGACAAGTTTTAAGCAATATTTTTATATAAAAAAACCTGGCAAAAAATGCCAGGCCTTTTAACAAACTATTACACCATGTTCTTAAGAAGCTTTCTTCATCTGCTCCTTTCTGATTTGATTAATTTCGTGAAAAGCAGCCTCTACCATTTGGATAGCTGAGGAACCCTTTTGAATATAAGCTGGATCCTTGGTACTGCAATAATCCAAGAACATGTCGCGCAGATCGCTTGTCCAGGTGTTTAGCTCCTCTTGAGTGTAGTCAAATTTTCCTTCTAAGTAAGTCATGATTTTTGATTTTTGTAGTCAATTAAACCCTCAATTATAAGGTTTTATGACTAAGTGAAAAATAGTTATTTATGCTTATTAAGATGTCCAAGCTGTAGCCAGGGCGGTGGTTTTAACTGAGTTCAAATTCTATATTATACGCTTGATCTTGAATGTATTTTGTGTACAATTCGTCACTAGTAACTTCTAACCACTCTCCCCACTCATCACCCCAATTAGTGTCAAAAATACTATCCATGTATTCTCCGTAATCCCCTTGTATTGTATCCTTAATGGCATAAAACTTAGGATAACTTCTATCCTGATGAATCTTTACTGTATACCTCTTAATATTAAATTGGTATTGCTGAAAAAGCTTTTCGGTTTCTTCCAGTGCTTTGATTTTATCTATTGTGTCCATAATGGTAAGTTTATACCGACATGTTTCAGTCGGCGGTTAATAATAGATTAAGAATTAAGTTTCTCAGCCAGGTACTTTACCCTGTCCTTCACTTCTACATAGCTTTTTTCTTTGATGTTTGATACCGGGAATTGGTGGCCGGTATGCTGGATTTTTTGAACTTGATTTGTCATGATGTGATGTGTTTAAATGTTTACGCACTTGCAATATAGTGAAAATAATACACTATACAATAGTGTATACAATAATGTATACAACAATATACAATATACTTTACATTGTTATGTATATTATTCATTACATTATATTCTGCATGATTCATTGCAATATAATATGTATTACTCTTTACTATGTACATTACAATATAATGTGTTATATTTGCCTATGAGCAAAATAATTGCCTTTGCGACTCAAAAAGGAGGTTCGGGAAAAAGTACGCTTTGCGCTATTACTGCATCTGCTGTTCACAACAGAACTGGTAATAAGGTGTTAGTAATAGATGCTGACAAACAGGCTACACTAAAAAATCTGCAAAAGATAGAAGGAGAACCCACGGGCGGCTATCCGGTGCTGTTCTTCAACTGGGAACAAGCTAACGCGCATGATAAATTTATCAGCCTGATTGAAAGGGAGGATAAGCAGTATGATGTAATCTTTATTGATTGCCCCGGACGGATTGATAAGAAGGAAACTAGCTTAATCGTTGCTGCCTCTGACATTGTAGTAGTGCCTCTGGTAGCTTCTGCTTTTGATGTTGCCTCCGTTCGTGTGTTCCTGGATGAAATAACCAGCCTTGTAAAAAAACAGGATAAGCAGGTAGTGGGTATCATCAATAAGAGAGATAGGACCGTAGAGCATGCGATACTATCCCAGCTGGACGGATACGCTGGCATGGAATTGATGACCTCCTACATCAGCAACTTAGCAAGGTATAAAAGAGATGTAAGCACCGTTGCCGAACTTGTACCGGCGGATGATCCTACCGATGAATACAATATGTACATTAAAGAATTTATAAAACTGTTAAAGTGATGGCAAAGGATAAGGCTAAAAATATGCGTCATCTGCTTGAAGAAATTCAGAAGAACGAAAAAGAAGAACCCGAACAGAATCCGGATTCAACTCCGAAAAGCCAGCCAGTAGGAAATGAAAGTAAAGAAATAAAAAGCAAATCTATGTTAGAAGGATTGACTAAAAATAAACCTGCTAAGCAATATTCAAGCTTCCGTATGCACTCTGATGTATTAGAGAAGTATAAAGAGATAGCCGAAAAAGAAAATATCAAGTACCCTGGTGAATTGATTCATAAAATACTAGAAAACTTCATCAATGAATATGAATCAGAAAAAGATTAGTTTTGTATTGCCGGGTTCGCCTGGCATGTTTACGCAATAGCCGTCCGGGGTGATGTCCGGGCGGTTTATTCTTTTAATGCAATATTACAGCATCAGAAAAAGAAAAAGCCCGGGCATAACCCAGGCTGTTTGCTTGAAATGAGCATGTGAAATTAACTGAACTAAAAAACTCTACTTGCCTTACCGTCGGCCCGGTCTAATATTATCCTCAGTTTGTCTCCTGATATCTCAGTGGTAAGCCTACCGCCTGATCCAGAACCTACCATATTTTCAAGTCTGCTAAGCGGGATGACCGCTTCACTTTCGCCCCCTTCAGCTATCTGATAAATCCCAGGTGAAGTAACAAGTCCGCCCGAAGCAAGTCCGGGAATGTTGAAACCTCCTATCAAACCCTTCAAGAATCCACCACCGGCCCCGGCTCCTCCCGTCAACGCCGTAAAGGCTGCTTGCAAGGCTACCATTGTGGTAAGCTGTACAATGACAGTTTTAATAATACTGCTTACAGCATCCCCGAAGCTTTTGTACCCCTGAATACCTGATCTCAATTCTTGTGATATGGTTTGACCAATCCCGCTAAATGCGTTTGTAAAATCAAAAACGGGCGCGGCTAACTGCTGCATTTGCTCTTTAGTTAGCATCGCCTCAGCCTGAACGCTTCTTAACGCGTCAGGAACATCGCTTAATTGAAGAGAATCTGAAAGCTGCTTAAGCCCTAGGCCTGTATCAAGGCTCGCTATTGATAAATCGATGGTAGGGTTCGCTATGCTTTCTATCTTGCTTTCTAACTTTGCTATTTCAACGTTTAGCGCGTAAACGTCCTCTAGCGGTGCGGTAAGCCGGGCTTGTCTCAGCTTCTCTAGTTCATCAGACATTGATTGCAGCGACACAACCGTTTGCTCTACTTGCTGTTGTACTCCACCCGATGAGCTGTCGCCTCTAAAGTCGTCTAGGACTTCTTTTTGTCGCCTGATCGCTTCAGATAGCGTTTCAAGTCTCTCTTTCTGACTGTTGGGAATTAGCCCAATGTTGTTAAGCGTTTCTTGTGCCCGGGCTGCTGCTTCTCTGTACTGTACTTGCAAATTAACCAACTGTTTGGCAGCTTCTGCAAACCCCCCATCCTCAACCAAAGCTCCGGCAGGATCACTGATCCCGGATAGCGTGCTGTTCAATGAAGAAATAATTCCGTTTAGCTCAGCGAAGAACCCGCCGGCGTCTTGGTCAATTAGTTTACCTATTTCATTGCGTAGATTTGTGAAGTTATCTGATAAGTTTGACAGCTGACCGCCCATCGTTTGGCTGATCTCTGAAGTGATACCGGCTACTCCGTCCAGCTTACCGAATGCCTGGACCAATTCTAGCGCTCCCCGTTCGGTTCTGTCAGCTTCAACGGTAATGCCTTTAAAGGTACCCTGAATTTTGTCACCTACCGTTGTCACTTTGATACCAAGTTCGTTCCAGCGCTCCGTATTAGAAATATCGAGGACCGCCTCTGATAGTTGACTGAAATCTTTACCCAGAGCATTGGCTAAGTCTCCCATCGTCTCCATCTGGTCCACCGTCAATCTAACACCCCGATTTGCTAACTTGGTAAAGCTGTCGGTAACTTCGTTGATTTGAAAGTTAGTTGTAGCTACATACTGATTTATCTGCCGTAATGCCTTTTGCGCTTCAGACTGGCTGCCTAGTGCAACTCTTAGTGTTGCTTCAAACTTTTCAAACTGTGCCCTAGTTTCTAAAACGGCTTTACCAAAATCGACGACAGTACCAACCGCGAAGGCTCCCGCAATTGCGCCACCTAAGCCTTTAAAGGTGCTACTCAGTCCGCTGAAACTTTGATTCACGGTTTTTGTGCTCCCTCTTATTTCCCGCTCGGCATTGTTCAGACCTTTTTTTAGGCCGGAAATGTCGGCATTAATTCTTACATTTAAACTTCCTACACTGCTACCCATGCTGCTTATTTTTAATTAATTTGTAGCTGTCCTGTACACCAGCGGCGAAAGTACTGATAATTGCAGCTAGTTGATCCTGCTGCTCTTCAGTGAGATGCCTTGCAAAAGCTGTTAACTCGTCTACATGCTCTACTGCATGATGTTCCAACTTAAAAAGAACATTCCGGTACACTTTGATTGTACTATTGATGCTCTTGACTTGCTTGTTTAGCGCTTTCGCCTCGTTCACTGTCATTTATGCTAGTTTTTAAGTTCTTAGTAATGATGTTGTAAAGTGCCATTGATTCGCCTCTGCTTAGATTTTTTACAAATGTCCTGGCAGGCAGGATGTACAAGCCTTTGTGCTCTAGGTTCATTAAGGTTCGCAGGTCTACGTTATTGAGTTTGTGATAATTAATATCATTTATCAAATCAGTGCTATCAATTAGCTGTGCTAATTCGTCTAACGGTGTAGATATATGTTTTTCAGTTTGAATCATATCACAAAAAATTCATGCGTTTGTACTCCTATTCCTTCTAGGTTATCTACCTTCTTGGATTTTGGTAGAAAAAATCTAATAGCTAACGCGTCAACAATATCCGGGCTTCTGCCTATCCTATTTTTTACAGCGTCTTTGTTTATTACTTTTTGCTTCATATCAGCGTCTAGGTCCGCGGCTATCAGCTGGGCTTCTAGTTCTTCAATTAGCCTTTGCTTATCAGATGCAGCGACATTGATATAAATTTGCTTTTTACGGATAGCATCAGCGAGCTTGTACAAGCACTGACTTTTCAGATTATTGAAATTACCATCTTCCAGCGGTCGGGCATTAGCTATAAATCCCTTACCGCCTGACTGATCCAGTACGCCCCCGCCAACGCCCACCTCGTCAATCCCTATCTTATCATCTGGAATTTTGTACTGAGCAGCGAAGCCTCTTATAAATGCTGCTACTTTTCTAGTGTCTGCTTTTTTTACAGTTTGTATTTTTTCGCACCTGTTGCCGTTCCATAAACAAAATACTGTGCTATCCTTACCGAAGCGGGCAACATCTACTGTCAAGTAGTATTCGCCGGTGCCTGGAACTGCTGCATCTAGCTTGAAAACTTGCTGAATTTCTTCAAGTGTTACTAATGCGTTTTTATCTTGCTCAAATGAATCCCAGTCGCCATACCATAGCCGGCGTTTATCAGCTGGGCTAAGATGCTCTAATACTGTCTTTTTATAGTCTTCGCTGACGTACGGGTTGTCGTCTGGTAATGCCTGGATAAACTGAATATCATCTGGCAAACACTCATCCCGAAATCGGTCGTAGGAGAAAGTTTTTACCCATCCTCGCGTTGGGTTCATGGTAGCTAATATTTTAGACTTAATGCCGTATTCCTCGTTTTTAGCTCTGCCTATTCTAGTTAGGAGAACTTCTAAGCATCGCTTTTCGCGTTCGTCTGTGCTTTCGCCTATCTCCTCCCAGGCCCCGGCCGTAAATTCATACGAACCAAAGCGCTGATATTCAGGATCGGAAGGCTCGTAACGTGCATCTAGTAAGTCTATCCTACTGCCATTTTCAAAGCTTATATAATTGTCCTGGCCGTTAAATTTGTAAGTATCAGCCGGTACTAAGTCTAAGTTGTAAATCAGCTTATTGAACGTCATCAGAAAAGTAGAACGCAACTGCTTTAATTCTTTTCTAGCAATAAAGCAGCGAACGCCAGGATATTGAACACAAAGTGTAAATAGCCAAGTTGCAAGCAAATAAGACTTACCCGAATTGATTGCCCCGCCATAAAAAACAATCGTTGTTTTATCATCGGTCAGGTACTTGTATGCAAGCTCCTGCTTTTCATTTTGACTTAAGTCAATGGTAACAGTACTACTCATCGCTGTTGTTCTGATCCAGGTGCTTAGTTTCTGATTCTTGCAAGTGTTTACCAGAAGTCACAACCTGGACAAGCGCAATCTTATTAGCTCCGTCAGTCTTAAGCTCAATGCTGCTAAGAGGTGCGATTGCATATTTTGCCATGTTGTTGAGAATTGACCATTTTTCGGAAGGCTTCATTTTTTCCAGGTCTTCGTCAAGGTCGGCTAATTTTTCGTGGTAGATTTTAGCGATGAGATCCCGGGTTTTTTCAGTTATTGCAGCCCTGGCACCTTTAGGTTTCAAACCGGCGTGCCCTCGCTTGAATTTTCCACGGCTGTCGCGTTTTGTATCTTTAGCACTCATCTTTTAATCTTTTCTTTAGTTCTTCTAGTTCTTCCTCCCTGTTTGTAATTTCCAGGGTTAACAGAATACTTTTTACACCTTTAGATTCTTTGCTTAAAGTCTTGTACAAGCTTCTCAATCTATCTTTCTGTAAGTCAGAAAGTTTGCGGCTTTCTAAAATGCTGTTTAAAGTCTTTTGAGACTGACTCAGATTCGCTAGCAAAGTGTTTATCTTCCCTTCTGGAAAGTCTAGTCCGGGTATCTTTGATTTAAATTCATCCATCAGAATTTTTGGTTTTGAATTTCTTCTGAAAGGGATTCCTCCATTAATTCTTTTGACTGATTCATAAACTGCGAATGAATATTCATGAATTGCCCGGCTAGTTTTAGCAATTGCGGGTCTTCTGACCTGACTGCTACATTAAACAGGTCCTTACCAAAAGATTGCATCCGCTCTAAGCGCTGTTGCTCAACTGATTTTATAAGTCGTACCATTTTTGGCGTTTTGGAATGGAAAAAAGGCAGGGAGCAACGCTCCCCGCTTTTCAGATAAAATTAATCGTAAGAGATAGATAAAAATTTTAAGCCGGGAGAAGCAGTGCCTTAGCAGCCTCGAAGTCAGTTATCTTCAAAAATGCATCTGGTAGAAAAATCGGCATGGCGAGCCTCTCACGAGCTACTATTGTAACAAGACCTTTTGTCAAGTTAGTTGAGTGTTGATCGTAAATCTGGAGGTTCATTGTTTCTCGCTGAAACAGCTGTGCTCCCTGAGTGAAATCGCCGATTAATGCGGTTCCAGGCGTTACTACTGTACTGGTGATGACGGGTGTTCCCCGGAGTACTCGCGGGCTATTCTGTATCACGTACGGCGCAATGTAGCTCGCAGTAGCATCCTTTTCTATGTCAATTCGGGTCGCGTCACTGGGATGCAGTAAAATAGTTACATCCGTGAAGTGCTTGGCCTCTAAAATGCTTGCGGCGGTGACCAAAACGTCAATAATGTTTGCGCCTACAACTGTACCCGCGAAATCCCCACCGTCATAGGTTGCAGCGGCGTTGTATAATCCGGTCATGTTCGGATGAGTCCCGTTTCCGGAGTAGATTTGAGCGTCCTCAGCAAGCTTAATTTGCTTTGGCATCCGTTGATTTAAAAACCCTTGCAGGACTTCGAAGTCGAGAAGCATCTCACGCGTAGTTGTGACGTAGGTGCTGATCTCAGTCACTGGGGCCATTTTGCGTTCAAAATCATAATCGGATTGCGCCATATCAGCCCCTTCATCCCTGGTAGCTGGTCCACCTTCGCTGCTCGTCATTTCTACGTATTCAATTGAATTTGTACCCAAACTGCCCTGGCTGATAGGTAAAATTTCCCGAAGGTGTCGTGGTCTTAGTGGCGAAGCGACTACGCCCGAAACCCTGTCGTTCTCAAGTGTCTCAGCGCCGGTGTGGGTTGTGATAGACATATTGCCCACCGCTTTCAACTCCAGGGTTGCCTCTCGGCCTCCCTTTATAAAGTGGTTTAGTTGTTCTTTATTTTCTGCATCACTAAAAGCATCTTTTAAAGCACTTTTAAAGCTCTGGCCGGATGGACTGCTCAGGCTGGTTCGATTTTGGTCCTTGACCATTTTTTCCACCCGCCAGACCTCATCTAGCGCTTCCTTTTGTCCTTTTTCAATCCGGGAATCAATCGCTCCTATCAGTTCCTCTTTTTGTTTTTCAAATACTTCGTTCATCTTCTTCTTTGAATAATAAAATTTAAACTTTGGTTATTATTATTCGGCTCCCCCTCTACAAAGTGCTTTTCGCGCGGCTTCTTGAATGCGAGTGAATGTCTATTTATAATTTTTTCATTACTTGATAGGCATAAAGCAATTTTAGCTGTGCCTGCTGTTCAATCAAGCTTCTATCGTATTGGACAGCAGCTAGTATGTTTGAAATGCTGCGGTTTGTGATGTAAAACTTATTTGTCCTATCCTGCATCCTGATCAGATTTAGACAAGGACAATTCGTCTTGCTTATTAGATGTGCGCTTTTGAATGAATTCAGCTATTAATCCCCTGATGAGTTCAGATCGGTTCATACGTTCCGATTTTGCAATTGCGTCTAAGTGTTCCAGTGACGCTGAATCCAAATTGACCATCTTGTTGACCTTCACCGCAGTTCCTCCCCTCTTAAATTTGATAATCTATATTAATATTAACGCAAGTTAGACAGACGGGGTTTCGATAAAAACCGGCCTAATTTGCTTAAAAACGAATAAAAATGTTGTCGAACACCTGTCATAATCAACCGGCGTACCTGTCGTAAATTCTCTTCACTGTCATCGCTTTGAACTCCTTACCTGTCCTGGTACGTTTGCCGGATTGATTCAACTGTGATGCAATGTCCCGAAATGATACGTCGGCATTGCGCATGTACTTTATCGTTAACGCATGTTCAGAATTAGCCGCCCTGGCGTTCTCCTTCCGAACTTCTATTGCCTTTTGCCTGGCATCGTCTGTTAAGTTCTCAGGACTTCCAGGTTGCCACCCTGTAGCCTTTTTTGCTGCTAATGCTGCTTTAGTACGCTCCGATATTATTTCACGCTCATGCTGGGCTAAGGCTGCGAAAATACCTATTGTAAGGCTGTTAGCGTCTGGCATATCGGCACACACAAACTCAACCTTCGTGTCCCTAAGCATGTAAATGAAACCCGCGTTTCGGCTAAGACGGTCCAACTTAGCAATGACCAGCTTTGCGCCGGTGTCTTTGCTATGCTGAATAGCCTTAAGTAACTCTGGCCTAGTGTTTTTCTTACCGCTTTCAACGTCTGTGTATTCGGCTATAATGCAGTCATCGCATTTGACAAACTGCTTTACCATTGTTCGCTGGGCTTCCAGGCCCAGGCCAGAACGCCCTTGCTGTTTAGTTGATACGCGATAATAAGCAATGTACTTAGGGATATTCATAACAAGGTTTTTTATTTATCTCAAAGATAATAAATAGTGTAACACTTTACAAACGTGCGTCTAAGTAATGTTACGTTACTTGTTACTTATTGTTACTTTTATTCTAGTGGTTTGATAGTCAAGTAGTTATATTATAACTACTTTCTTTTTTTGGCCTGCTGGACCAGGTCTTACCCGGCTTCCTCTTAGACACTTCTTGAAGCATTATCATACTGCGAAGTTTTTCCCAAAAAGAGGGAGTATTCCATAGAAATAGGGAGTACTCAAACTTGGCTTTCAGATGTTGGGATGTTGCCAATTGGCAACGTATTCCATAGAAATAGGGAGTACTCAAAACCCCGAAATTTTCATTTTAACCTGTTCTGCAATCCTGCTAAGCAGGTGGAGCAGGTAAAGCCATAAAGCCCCATAACTATGGCTAAATCGGATCGCTAAGCAGCCAGTTGTAGGTTGACCGGCGCTCTTTTTCATTAAAAATTTGCGCTACACTTGACAGGTTATCAATAACTACCTGAACGACTTCCTTTTTGCCAGAATAAAAGGAGAACGCCCCGCCGGCTTCGGTCTCTATAAAGTCAATCCTTGCTAATGAGATTCGCTCAATGTCTTTTAAGACTTTCCCAATACAGTAATTCATGCGCTCAGCAATTCGCCGGACTGCTAACATCTGCTTAGTGTTTGTCTGAATTTTGCCTGACAAGCTGGAAGTTTTTACTTCTTCAAAGTCTAGTGGGTCGGTCATTAAAAAGCTAATTCTGATTCGTCATCTATCCATTCTGTACCGCCATTTCCGACTAACGCCTGGTAAGCATCGTCTACAATATCCATTAAATCAGTTTGCCTTGCAGCGGAGGCATATTTTAAATCTGCCATTATTTCGGGATCAATGGGAGAAAAGTCTCCTTTGCTAATAGCAAAGCATTCATTGTAGGTAAGTTCAACTTCGTAGCCTGCTAAATTGACTGCTACTTTCTTTTCAGGATTGATTAATGAGTTCATGAGTATAAAATTTAAGAGTTAATAAATTCAAGCGTTTCCAAGCGTTTCCAAGCGTTTCCATCGGTGGAAACGGTAAAATCTGCTAAAAATGTGCTTATACTCGCAGTATAGGCAGTTTTTACAACAAATCTGGCCTACCGTTTCCGCGTTTCCATGTTTTGAGTTAGAATCTAAAAATCTCGGGATATTTTTTCGCCCATTTGGTTACGGTTCCCTTTGATATCCCCTTTGAAGCAGATATTTTACCGCAACTATACCCTTGTTTGCGTAACTCGGCTACCTCATACACAATATCGGGAGCTAAAGGCATAGAATAACGCCTAACCTTAATTGATGTCTGGATGAAGTACTCCATTACCTTTTTTGCTGACTCACATGATTGTAAGGAAATAGAATCTCCCTCCTTTGGTAATTCTATTTCCCCGGAGGAATAGCGCAACATTTCAACTAATAGCGCAATCCGGGCGAAATGGTCAAAGGCTTTATGAAGTAGACCTTTGGTTTGGGTATCATTGGAATTATTAGCCCGGGTGACCAAATCGTCAAAATAATTCTTACAAAAAGCCTTATTACCTAGATTAATGACAAATTTATTTTCTATCTGAAAAAGTTTGCTGATGTACTCACCATATTCTGTATAAATATTAATGTCCAGTTCATCGTCTACCCATAATGAAGCAGCCTGCTGATCGGGGAACGCAAACAAAATTCTGTCAATAAAACCGTTATCCTCCCTCTTATCTGATGACAGGTCCTCTAGTACAGAGGGTTGTATCCCCCCTAACACGGGCAAATAAGGCTCAGCTATTTTAATAGGCTCACTGTTATTTTTTCTGTTAACAGTAATACCCTGGCCACTCCAAGTGCTTAACCAGAATTGCTCATCCGCTCCCTTACGGTATTGGTTAAAGGTGTTTATCCAGCTTATTAGCTCATCTTTATGTATCAATATGCCTCTAGGGTGTCTTTTTAAGACATCATACAGCGATTCAACAGTAAAGTCATTTGTGATAACCTGGGGTTGTTCCGGGGGGTTATCTATAGGTTTTTGACCTTTGGGCAGTTCCTCCATACTCTGCTCGTACCTTGCTAGTTTTGAATTATACTCCACCTCTAAATGATCGTCTCTCTTCCTGACGGGTTTAAGAGCGAATTCTATCGCAGGCGTTTTCCCTGATCCCGGTTCCCCAACAAGGCTAACGAATAACAGGCCGTTCCTCTCCCATCCGTTGCGGATTTTGACCTTAACGGTATTCCCTAATGCCACACTAGCAACAGCTAAAAAACTAGCTGCATAAAAATCCTCCGGGTGCCCGGTTTTAGTGGCTAGTTCCTTAATTATCTCTGCAAATCTTTTTGGTAGCGCAGAAATTGGAAACGCGGAAACGCTTTGCGTTTTTTCTTCTAAAATCTGCGTTTCTGGCTCAATTTCGCCTATTTTTTCGTTTTTTTGGCGTTTCCTGTCTTGGAAACGATTGGAAACGGTGGAAACGGTGCCGTAGCCCTGGGATGCTAGGTCTTTGACAGCTGCTTTGAAATCCCCGTTATGATGCAGGTAAGCATAAACGGCAACCGGGTTTAGCTGCTCTTCAGAAGGGAATT